GGTAGTCTTTTTATTACTACTTCTTTAAGATCAATATCTGCTAATTCTCCATCTACTGTACGTGCGTAAGACCATAGTAAGGTAATTTGATCAGTTTGTTGCCCACCAGTAAAATTAAAAATATTTGCCGGTTGAGCTGTCTTACCTATAATAGATTTACTTATTGTAGCAGTTATACCTCTTATCTCTTTATTTAAAGGTACAACTCTAAATGTAACATTTCTACTATCACTAATTGGTCCTCTATTTATACCATTAACAGTAAATCTAATCTTACCATCACTATCTATACCAGTAGCTGGAACTTTTACAGTATTAAAAGAAGTTAAATCAGTACCTCCATCATTTGTAATAGCACCGTCTGTGATACTATCTACTGAGTCTAGCTTATATGATATTTCATAGTCTGTAACATTTTGTTTTAGAATATGGTCAAATTGTATAGTTACTCGAACAGCTACTCCGCCAGTTTGTTCACGATATAAAGATTCTTCAATAGATATATTAGTTACTTTTTGTATAGGAATAGGCTGAATATCTAAAGACTTAGTATTAAAAGCACTAGTCCTGCCACCTCTAGTTTTATTTCTTGCTCTTATTGATGTAGTACCTACTGATAAATCAGGTATTATTTTATTTTTAGTAAGAAATAAAGCTTCATACTCTGATCCAATTTCTAAGTTATATACTCTATTATTAGCTAATGTAAGTCTACCAGGAAATTCATTAGTATCATAATGAAAAGTAGCTGATCCTCCAGAAATATTACTAATAGATCCTACAGGGTCCAGACTTATATTTGTAAAAGATAAACCTCCTAAATTAGAAACAGGTTTACTAGCAGTTTGTACTCTATATATATAATTAGCAGTTAAAGCTGCATTATATCTTGCAGAAAGTGGATCATAAGTGGAATTAGAAATACTAAATACATTAGATTGAGAAGACTGTACATTATCTCCTATTTCAAATATAGGAACAGTATAGTAATCTACCTCGGTTCTAAAAGCTGTCTCAGAAGCACTACTTGCATATACTACATTTGCATTCATTTGTGCGTTGTCACTATTAAGAACAAATTGACCAGCACTTTTTTCTACACCGTCTACAAATAATCTAACAAAAGCTTTATCTCTAGGTCTTACTGGTAGCTCTATAGTAGTAGTTTCATTACCATTTATTTCACCACTTTTTATGTAAGTATCTTCATAGCCAGACACATAAAAACTATTATTTGAATAAAATCTAGAATCTAAAAGTTGGTTTAAAGTAACGTAAAAAGGGGCATCAGGTATTTTATTAACTAAAGTTACATCTTCAGTTCTTTTATTTTCTATTTTTATTGTATCATTTGCTAGAGTAAACCCTTTTATCTCTTGACTAAGATTAGTTATAATTCCAGCATATCCTACAAAATTCAACAACCCTTGTTGCTCAGCTTTCTCCTTAATAGGTATAGTAATATGATCACTGCCTTTTAGTGCACCAAATACACCACTATCATTAGCGTCTAGTATACTAGTTTGAAAATTTTCATCAAATACTTGCCCAAAGCCTTGTAAAGTTAATTGTACATTACCATCTAAAGTACCACTAGCAGTATCTACAATATCTACAGAAGTACATAATAACTTTATTTCGCCTATTATGCTACTAAAACCATTTTTACCTGTTATACTTACAGTATCTGTATCTCCTACTAGTACATTAGCATGCTCTACATGAATAGTTTGCCCACTAGTTCCCGATAAATTTGCATTAGCTAGTAAACTAGCAGCAGTAGGTTTAGATATATCATACTGAGTAGTATAGGTTATACCAAATCCATCTTTTTCAGTAGAAGTTAATAGTAAACCATCTATAACAATAGAACCATCTGCTTTTGTTCTAGGATTTCTTTCAAATTTAAAGTTAGGTACAGGAGGAACAGTAAGGCCAGATTGTATATCGGTATAAGACGTAGGTTTATAATCAATAAATGTATCAGAATCAACATAAATATTAGATATATATTCTGCTGCAGCTACCTCAACACTTTCATCATTAGTATCTCTACTAATACTTAGTACTTTAAATAGTTTATCACTTTTAGCTCTATATACGTCAAACTCTGTTTCTATTTCTCCAAAAGTCCATAAATCACCTTTTTGAGGAGCAGTATTAGCAGTAAATGCAGTATAATTATCCCAGGCTCTAGTTATATTATTATATCTTTTAATAGGATTTACAGTGGCTAGATCAAATCCAGAGTTAACATTATCAGTCTTACTTAGTGCAAATCCGCTGCCAGATACTCCATTAGATACTATGTATAAGTCAATTCTTTCATCTTTTACTTTTATTACTCGTAATACAAGAGCTCCTGTGTTTGCTGTAAAAGTAGTAGTATCTAAAGAAGGTACAGTATAGTGTTCTAAAAATACATTAGTATTACTTGATTGCACTGGGGAAGTTGCATGAATTTTACCACCAAAACCATAAGCTATACCACCACCTTGAGTTGATACTGCAATAACATCACCCGGAATAAGATTTAAAGCATCGGTACTAGTTGTAAAAGTACAAGTTCTTCGTATATATCTAGAAGCTGCAATTTGATATTGTGCAAATCTAAGTGCTTGACTTCTTCTAGTGCAACCTACTAAATCTAAGGATACTATATTTTCTACTTCTGCTTTTATAATACCATCATTACTACCTTCTTGATCAACACGTACTGTTTCTCTTTTATAATGATTGGTAGTGTCAATATAACTTACATCTACACCTGTTATAATATCACTTTCTTTATTACCACCTATGTTAAAACTACCCGCTTGCATAGTAGCCTCATTAAATACCATAACAGGAGTTTCATCAGGCAAATCACATGCTAAAGTAATTTTACCATGAGCATACACAATAGCACCCCTAAAACTTGCTGCTAAAGAATTAAGAGTATCAAAAGATTGTTTTTGATCTGCGATAACAACATCTAAGATAAATCTTCTTTCTTTAATTTTAGTTCCTTGAGGTAATCCAATTTGATTTTCTCTAATTGCAGTAAATGTATCTCTGGGTTTGTATTTAAATGAGCCATCAGATAATCCATCTACCCCTACAAAGTTACCTGTTGTAACATCACAAGCATCACAATATTGAGCTATTTGATAAAATCTATACTTATCAATAGTATCTTCAGGGACTCCAAGTCCATAAGTTTTATTTGTTAATATATCATATATAATCCATACTGGATTTTGCGACCAAGAGTATACAAAAGTCCCATCCCAAGTTCCTGCATATATATTAATATTAGTACTTGTTTGAACAGTAGTACCTGATTGTTGTAAAAAATAACCAGCAGTAGCAGCACTAGTATCACCAGTTGCAGTAACTTCTACATGTCTCCAATCAATTTCTCCAGTTACTAAAGTAGGTTGATTATAATTAGCGGGTACTTTATGCAAAAGACCTTTTACTAAAGATGAAAAAGTAGGTACACCATTATGTTCATCAGTAGCCTTTAAAGCATAACCTATATGAGCAGTTCTTGGATAAGATTGAGGAGAATTTTCTATTTCATTCCAGCCAAGCAAGTTTACATTATCTACTGTACCAGAACTAGTAGAATCTTCACTAGTTTTTTCTACACTAAATCTATATCCATTAACACTTTTACTGGCTTCAGGTATCTGAATCCTAATCGTAAACTTAAAGTTAGCATCAGTTTTACCGTGTATAGTTCTACTAGCTGTAGCAATTTGAGTTTGTCCTAGACTATCAAATACTGTTATACGTACACTCAGACTATGACGTAGTATATCACCTTTATCATTTATTTTTCGTAAACCATTAATACTAAATGCGAATTGTAAAGCATCCCAGTCTTTAGCAGAAGTTTCTTGTAAGGTAACTCCTGATACTGGAACACCTGAACTGCCATTTTTTAAATTTACAGGAGAACCAAAATTTTGAGGAGTAATAGTTGTTTCACCGAATACATCTAATCTTCCTTGTGTAGTAGTTCCTGTATTAGATAGAGTTTTAAATTTTTTAGTATTTTCAAGACCGTCACCATCAAGATTTAATAAATCATCTATAGAATTATCTGAGAATTGTATATCTTGAGGACCATTAGGATTAATTCTATATATAGGTCCTTCTCCTAATCCTATAACTACAAAAAGTATATCAGTAGAGAATAAGTCTTGAGAGTGTTCTATAGGAGTATGAGGCTCTGCTCCTCCACCTTTACCGCCTTTAGCTCCTTGTATAATAGGTATTTGTGTATCAGAATAATTAGTAAAATTTCTATATGCCATCGAATTGCGCTCCTATGCTGATAGGGTCACCACTACCATGAACAAGGCTATTCACATAACCACTCAAAAATTGACCTGCTACTCTATGTTGTCCGTAAATTAATGATATAGGTGTGCCGCTTGTAGAGCTGTTACTCAAAGAACCAAACATACCATTATCTCTTGTTGTAGACTCTGTTTGTTTACTTTCTCTCATTGCTGGAGATTTAGTTAGCATCATAGAAACCATTGATAAACCTACTTGAAGACCTATCATTTGCATAGTACTTAAACCTTTTGTTGCTGCACCAGCTCCTTGAACTGTTGCAAAAGTGCTCACTCCTTCTGTTCCTGCTGCTACCTGCATAGGATCAACAGGTGCACCTTGACTCATAAGGTATATAGCCGCTATCACAAGAAGAGCATTTCTTATTCTTTTACCATCTCCTCCTGCTATAGCAGGAACTAAATGAATAGTATCACCATCATTAAAATGTTTAATATCTATCATATCTCTATTAATTGTCTTTAAATTATCATCTAATAAACAGAAAGGCTCAGTAGCTTCTCCAGAAGCTACTTGAGTTATATATTTAGAAAACTTAGGATGCACTCCTTTAAGATAACGTATAATATCAGAAGCTATAATAGCTTCAAATGTATATATATTATTATCAAAGAATTTACTATAAGCTGAATGTATTTTAAGATTTATTAACAAGATGTTCTTCCTTAAACTCATCAAACATGAGTGCGTCTACGTTATGGTCTAACCAGTATGTAAAGAATTTATTATTAAATCCTACTATAAATTTATATTCTTTAAAAGCAGCACTTACTTTATCTTCCTTACTAGGTAAAGGATTTTCTTCTCCAGGATGGGAATGAAATATACCCCATATATTTCCATCATTTTTTACTAAGTCTGCAGGGTCTAGTATAAAAGTGTGTTTAGGCATGTGAGATATGTTATTACATGGTATGTATTTAAAATCATTAGTTATAATCCCTACACACTCTCTAGGATAATCCAACATAGCATGTGCATTCATATCTTCTTTAAGTTTTAAAAATCTTTCCATCTATATACCCCCGTAGTATATTGTTTGTAATAGTTACCATAAGGTGCAATCCAGCTTTTATGTTTTATCATAGTTTGTAGTATTTTAGACCTATCAACATATAATGCACAGTGATTAGTTACATTAGTAGACCCTAAACTCATAGTTATAATATCATAAAGCTGTGGTTCTTTGACTTTTCTCCACCCTGTTTTTTCATTTGCATTTACTTCAAAAAGTCTTTCTTGTGTTTTACTATACCAATCTTCGTCTATTATTTTACAAAAAGTATCAGTAGTATAAGGAAGATCTATGTTTAAGTGTTTTAAATACACTAATTTACAGAGATTAAAACAATCAATCCCAGTCTCTGCATCATTACCTAAATGTAAATATGGAAAATCTTTGTATTTATTATACCAAGCTGTCATGTCTATAAATCGCATGTATACTCTCTACCCAATAATCGGATAAAGTTTCTACACGAGAAATTCCCCCTCCCTGAACGTGTAACATTTTAGAAGGCATTAAATACATACTAAAATGTGTTATTAAATTTCTTTTTTCTGACTTAAATGCTATTACATCATAATCTTTAGCATTTGTCAAACTTACTTTTTTAGCACATTGAGCTGCCCAATTATCAATACTATCAGGAGTAAAATGCTTAATCCATTGCGCAGATAGGGGATAATCTGGCAAAGAAAATTCTAAACATAGTTCAGTACTATAGAATTTTTTAATTATAGTTATACAATTAATATCATCATAAGAATGAGGTATACCTATATAGTTTCGTACCATGATGTAAATTCCGGAAAAGTTTTAGTAAATGACTCATTACGTAATGAGTCTAATCTTTCTTGTTCTTTTTTAAATGTAGGCAGTAAATAAGAATCATCCGTACTAACCATAAAAGATAGCCAACTTTTAATCTGTTCTATATCGTGCCTAGTTAATAGTTTTTTATAATCATTAGTAAACTTTTTATATAATTTTATTATATCTTGTTTTGTTTCTTTAGGTAGACAAGTAACCTTTTGTTCAGATGGTTGAATTAATGTTGTGCCATAAAAATTAAAATTATTACGTTTACACCATAGTATTAAATCAGGCATTGATGTTATACTATATATACTTATTACAGAGCTTATCGTAGTTATATTGTCTTTAAACATAATAGCATGTTTTTCAAATTTAGACCAGGATAATCCCTTTCTAGAATACTCTACGCGACTTCCGTATCCGTCTACACTAGGCCATAAAGATACTTTTTTAAAGTGAGCCCATAGTTCGGGAAGATTATATTTTTTAAATTTATGATAACTTAAATTTGTATTATAGCTTAGGTGTATATTTTTAGCATAACCAGATTCTATAAGTAATGTAAGCATTTTATAATGACCTTCTTGTATAAAAGGCTCACCTCCTGCAAAATATACTTCTTCTAGATCAGGAATAAATTGTGGAACGTCTGCCCAAAAATCTTTATTATCAGTATAGTAGTCCATAGTTTTAGACCATCCCGTTTCTAGGGTGTCTTTATACCAACTAGTAGATGCATCAGGACCACACATCCTACATTTAAAGTTACACAGATTACCAAACCTAATATCTAGATAAGTAGGCTTAGTATTTAAACTTCCATCTTCATTAGTCTGAGATTGTAGATATGCATCTTTAGAAAATCGTTTATTTACTTGTAACCTGTTACTACCACTACCTTGTTTTTCTTTATCATAACATGCTCTTATACACTCACTAGGTATTTTATTATTTAAAAAATCTAAACGTGTTTTTTTATATTGCTCACTATTCCATATGTCACCTAAGGCTTGATCATAGGTTCCTACTATAGTAGTATCTGTTTGGAATTGTGCATGACAGCATAAATAAAAATTACCAGTTAATCCTCCAAAAATATGCATCCAAGGAAGTATACAACCTTTAATTTTACTGCTTGGGAATTGTACGTCCTGTTGCAGGGAAACCTCCAAAATGTATTCCATTATTTCTAAGAGTACATGCTAATATATTTTTACCACATATATCACCTTCAGGACCTGCTGCAGTTGTATTATCTGCAGCAATAGGATTAGTATTAGCGGTAAGAGAAGTACCAGGTATTGTACCTCCACCAGGTCCAGGATATTGACACTCCTCACCTTTATACTGCCATTGACAAGTATTTTTATAATATTTACGTCTAGGAGTTATTTGCTTAAAATATTGTAACCAAGTAACTAAACCAAATGAGGCAGTATCACCACCTAATTCTTCTAAATGATCTATTTTAAATACATCTT